AATCATTGATTCAAGATCTTCAGAAGGCGGGGATGCCGGCCCTTCCCTTTAGTACAAAGAATAAGGATAAGATCTCGCGAGCACATGCGTGTACGCCGATATTCGAGTCGGGGCGAGTTTGGATTCCTAAGAAAAAATGGGCTGAAGATGTTATGCTTGAGTGTTCAGAGTTCCCTTCGGGGAAATATGACGACTATGTAGACGCTGTTACACAGGCAATTTTATGGACGCGCGAGAACTTCATGGTCTGGGCGGTTGAGGATACTATGGAAGAATTTGATGAAGAATTAAGAAACTATCCTATTCGGAAGAGAAAACACTACTAAATATTGCATAAGTCAACATTTTATGGTAAGATACTGATATGGCTGTAGAGAAAAGATTTATTCCACCAACGGATATAGAGCAACAAGCACTTCTGAATAAGGGAGCTGCCGAAGCGCTGGAAGTCGAGGTTGAGTTAGATGACGACGAACTCAACGAGGCAGACGCGAATATCTCCTATGATGGGGAGGGAGGTGCGGAGATTGTATTTGGGGATACAGGCCCGGTTGAAGGGGACCCGTACGAACATTATGCCAATCTTGCTGAATTTATAGAACAGGATGAGCTTGATATTATTGGAATGAACCTTGCTAGTTTAGTTGATTCTGATGTTTCTAGTCGATCTGATTGGGTTCGCCTTGCCAAAGATGGGATTAATCTTTTAGGGCTGACAGTTGAAGACCTAGACGATCCTTTCCCTGGCTCTACATCAGCGGTGCATCCTCTTTTAATTGAAAATGTTGTTAAGTATCAGGCAAAGGCGCGTTCTAAGTTGTTGCCACCTGGGGGTCCTGTTAGGACAAAAGTTAAGGGGCAAAAGACACAAGAGAAGATTAAGAAAGCGGAACGTGTTCGTAATTTCCTTAATTTTCAGTTAACTGAGGAGATGACAGAATACGAGCCCGAGCACGATCGGATGCTTTTCCATCAAGCTTTTTATGGATCAGCTTTTACTAAGACTTATTTTGATGCTCTTCTTGATCGTCCAGTTTCACGCTTCGTAAAGACCCAAGACTTTATTATTGATTATTACGCAACCGACTTAGAGAGTGCAGAGCGATATACTGAAATCGTTCCCATGTCGGGTAATGAACTTCGACGGTATCAACTCGGTGGGATTTATCGAGATATAACGATCGGACCTTCCTCGACTGCCCAAGGAACAGATGAAATTCGGGATCAAGTTGATAAGATTCAGGGGCGATCAAAGCCGGCTCATGAAGCTGATGAGGATCGATACATATTTTACGAAGTTCATACTTATCTAGATGTGCCGGGATTTGAACACATTGATGAGTTCGAGGAACCTACGGGATTAAAGCTACCATATATTGTGACAATTGAAAAAGATTCTCAAGAGGTGGTAGCTCTCTATCGTAACTGGGATGAAGAGGACGGTAACTTCAATAAGAAAGATATGTATGTCCACTGGCCATTCGTGCCGGGATTGGGCTTCTATTCATTGGGGTATCTCCACCTAATCGGCGGCCTTTCCAAGTCGGCTACAACGGTTATGCAGCAGCTCGTGGACGCCGGCCAGTTTGCTAATCTACCGGCGGGCTTTAAGGCTCATGGGTTGAGGGTAGTGGGGGATACGGAACCGATCGCTCCTGGCGAGTGGCGCGATGTGAATGCGCCTGGGATTGATCTCCAAAAAGCATTGCTCCCCCTCCCCTATAAGGAACCTAGCGGGACATTGTTTAAGTTACTTGATTATATGGTGCAGGCAGCTCAAAAGTTCGCGGACACTACGGAACAAATCGTTTCTGAATCTACGAACTACGGCCCAGTTGGAACTACGATGGCTCTTCTTGAAGCTGGCGGAAAGCTATTTACTGGGATTCATGAGCGGTTGTTTGCCTCGCAGAAACGAGAGCTTAGAATCGTTGCCGATATTAATCTACGATTCTTGGATGAATCGAAGGCTTTTAATTCTTTGAGTGGAGAGGAGTACATTCGAGCAGAAGACTTTGACATGAAAGCGGTTGATATTATTCCAATCACAGATCCGCGTGTCCCGTCCGAAGCTCAGAGAATTGCGAAAGCTCAAGCTCAACTTCAAATAGCTCAACAGTTCCCGGCCCAACATAATATACCGGCATTGTTATTCCGATTACATTCGGCGTTAGGGGAAGAGGACCCACAAGAAGTTCTTCAGAAGACTCCAAAGGCGAAGAGTGCGGATCCTGTGACTGAAAATGCTATGATTCTTAAAGGCGAGCCGGTTACAACAATGGCTCCTCAAGACCATGTGGCGCATGCAAAAGTGCATCTGGCGGCAATGAAAGATCCCCGCTTCAATAAAAATGGGGTGATTGTATCGACTATGGGTGCGCATATTCAGGAACATTTGGCTACTCAATATATTCTTGAAATGCAAATGGCGACTGGAATTGATATAGCTAAGATTGGTCAAGATCCCCAGATGCAGAATCAAATTGCTCTTGCGGCGGCTCAAGCTTCTGATATGGTCCTTGAGCGCGGTATCCAACAAATGCAAAGCGACGAAGAAGCATCTCTTATTGATATCGAGAAGATGAACGCCCAAACTAAGGAAGACGCTAATCGTATCAAGGAAGAGGACAATATCCGGAAGGATGCTCGAAAGGGTGAAGAACTCCAACTTGAGGCATTTGAAGCGGGTTCAGATATGGCAATTTCGAGAGGGGAGCTAGAGGAAACACGGAGAAAGAACGAAAATGATAGACTATCTCGCAACAGAACTTCTTAATGCTTTTAAGAAGGGGGCGGACGATGCACGGTTTGCGATCCTTAGTGGTAATATAACTAGCTACGAGGAGTATAAATATTTCTTGGGATGTCTTCAAGGATTAGAGCAAGCCTGTGAAATTGCTAAGGAAATTTTGATAAGGAAACTAGAGGAGGAGGAAGACCAGGATGGCTAAAACTCGATTTGATATAAACGTTGATAACTTGGATGATATATGGGTTACTGATGATTATATCGCAGATCCGGATAATCTTCCGCAGCCCTGTGGCTGGCGGATCTTAATTCGGCCAGTACCGCCTAGAACCAAAACTGAGTCGGGGCTACATCTTCCGGATTCGGTTATCCATCGGGAGGAGATTACCACAACCATTGGTCGGATTGTGGCTGTCGGCCCTTTGGCGTGGCAAAGAGAAGATTGGGGACATGAACCGTGGGCGAAGGTGGGAGATTATGTTCTTCATGCTAAGTTTGGTGGAAAACGAATTGAATATGGAGGAGTTAAGTTTGTGATATTTAACGACGATGAGGTTATAGCAGTTGTAACTAAACCTGATAAGGTTAGCCGTTAGAATTGTTTTTAGTTGACAAATTATTTCAAGTGTGGTAGCATACCATATATAGTATGCGTTAACGTAGGAGTCGCAACCTATGATAGGTGAAAATGATAAGGATACCTTGGTACCGTCCGAAGCCGAGGACTTCGTAATCGAGTATACTGAAGTTGATTTAATTCCGGATGAAGAGAAACTAGAATCCCAAAAAACTGTAGATGATCCAGATTCAGAACAGGAGTCTGTCGAGCTTGATGATGAGGACGAGGAAGTTACCAATTATGGTAAGCGTGCTCAGAAACGAATTCGTCGCCTTGTTGCTGAAAATAAGGAACTAAGAGCTGCTAACGCTCAAGCTTCTAGTGACAATATGCATTTGGTTGAGAGGGTTAAAACCTCAGATACCAAATCGCGGGATGATGAAATTCGAATCCTTGACACAGAAGATAAGCGATTGGAAGCTCAGTTAGCCAACTTGAAGGCGTCCCATAGGGAAGCAATGGAAGCTGGGGATCAAGATGCGTTATTTGAGGCTAATCAAAAAACGGCTCAAATAACATCTCAGCAAACACAGGTTCAAGCGTATAAGGCTCATCTAAAGACTCAAGTGGGAAACGAGGAACAGGGGTATGATACTCAAGGCGGTGCTGAAAATGTACGGCCGACTATCCAACCTGATCCGCGAGCAGAGAGATGGCGACGTGATAATCCTTGGTTTGACCAAGATCCCGCAATGCATTTAGCGGCGCGCCATGTCATTCATGCCCAGTTGATAAATGAGGGATATAATCCTGTTGATGGGGGTGATGAAGAGTTTGGGCAGGAAGCTTATTATCGAGAAGTCGATAAGCGAATTCGAGAAGAGTTTCCTCATAAATTCAAGTCGACCCCCAAGGGGAGGCGGACTCAAACTGTTGCTGGCGGGACGCGCGGCGGTAGCAATAAGAGAGTTGTAAAGCTTACCCAGCGGGAGCGAGATTTAGCTTCCCGTCTCGGTGTTAGCGAGAAATCTTACGCGCTGGAGAAGTTGAAGAAGGTACAAGGGGAGGTGTCCTAATGTCTAGAGAGGAAGCAAAAGCTCGGCGCGCCCGTCAGGGAGCGACCGAAGCAACCACGAGGGAGTCGCGTGAAGACTCGATCCGCTCTACAACCTGGACCCCGCCAAACGCACTAGAGACTCCGCCGCCACCTGAAGGATGTGAATATCGTTGGGTGCGGTATCGAATTCAAGGGGAAGATGATGTGCAAAATCTTCTTTCGAGAACTCGTCAAGGGTATGAAATCGTGAAAGCGGAAGAAATTCCGGTTGGATTCGGTTATGTAGCTTTGAACGGTAGTCGCTATGATGGAGCTATTGCAGTGGGGGACGTTCTCCTGATGAAGGTTTCATCTGAGATCAAAGCACAAAGAGCAGATTACTTTGCTGAGAAGACTAATAAACTTCAGCGGGCAGTAGACACTGAGTTAGACCGAAAGGATTCTGACTTGATGCCAATCTCGCGTCGGCATAGATCGTCTGTAAGTTTAGGTAGCGGTCAACCAAATATAGAGGACGACTAAACGCAGTTGCTCCCCTTCGAATTTGGTCGGGCCGTAGTGTTTAACAATATGAGGAATGTGTGATGGCAAATCGCGACAATCCTATGGGTCTACGGCCTGCATATCATTTGACTGGTGGCGTTATTCGTCAGCAGGTTTATAGCATTGCTAGTGCATATGGCACTGGTATTTGGTCAGGTGATCTTGTACATGTAGTCGATACTAGTCGAAATATCGAAGCTGGTGACGGAGCTGGCGATGCACCCTTTATTGGTGTCTTTGCTGGTTGTGAGTATTCTGATGCTTCGGGGAATAAGATCTTTAGTCGTCAATGGCTTGCTAGTACTGCAACTTTAGGTTCTGTAGATGCCGTAGCTTATGTTTATGATGATCCAAATATCGTGTGGATCATTCAAGCTGACGGGGCTCTAGCTGTGACGGACGTTTGGCGTCAAGCCGATCTGGCCTATACAGCGGGTTCTACAGTTACGGGTCAGTCTAAGACTGAGTTGGATTATTCAAATCTAGGAACGGGGAAAAATTTCCATGTTTACGGGATTTATGATCACCCCGAGAATACGGCTGGTTCTACTAACGTAGATGTCCTTGTTCTGATTAATGAGCACTCATTGGTTAACGGTGGTGCAACTCAATATGAGGAGGTCACCTAATGGCTGTCAATAGGGCACAAATTGTAAAAGAACTCGAACCCGGTCTAAATGCCGTCTTCGGTGAAGAATATAACCGCTATGAAATGGAGCATACGTATATCTTTGATTCGCCCGAAAAGTCTAATCGTGCGTTTGAAGAAGAAGTCCTGTTCACTGGCTTTGAGGGTGCGCCCACGAAGGCAGAGGGCGCGTCGGTTACGTATGACGAAGCGCGAGAGAGTTATGTTTCCCGCTATAATATGGAGACGATTGCTCTGGCCTTCGCTCTCACTGAGGAATCTCTTGAAGATAACCTCTACGAGAGTCTGTCTATGCGCCTAAGTAAGTCGCTGGCGCGATCAATGGCCCACACGAAGCAAGTCAAGGCGGCGAACGTCTTGAACAAGGGCTTCACGGGGGGAGCAACTCAGGGTGGTGACGGTGTTGCCCTCTTTAGTACAGCTCATCCATTGGTCGATGGTTCAACGGCCTCTAACAAGCCGACAACGGATGTTGATTTGTCCGAAGCGGCTCTTGAAGATGCGCTTATCGCGATCTCGAATTTTGTAGATGATCGTGGTATTCCGATTGCAGTTCAAGCTCGGAAGCTGTGTATTCCCCCTGCGTTGATCTTTATCGCTCAGAGGATTTTGCAGTCTCCATATCGGGTTGATACGGCGAATAATGATATCAATGCGATTCATAGCTTGAATATGTTCCCAGGTGGTTATGGTATTAACCACAGATTGACGGACTCGGATGCGTGGTATATTATCACGGATGCTCCTGATGGTCTAAAGCACTTTGAACGTGTTGCAATGAAAACTTCTATGGAAGGCGATTTTGAGACAGGCAACGTGCGATACAAGGCACGGGAGCGGTATGTCTTTGGATGGTCTGACTGGCGTGGTGCTTATGCCTCAGAAGGGGGCTAAGCTAAATTGTTGTGAGAGTAGGGGCTTTCGAGTCCCTACTCCTTTCTTTGGAGATTTTAAATGCCGAAGATGAAAAAGAAGAAAGCTTCCAAGAAAGCGAGGCCTCCCGCAAAAGGTGGGCCCGGAAAGAACACGCGGTATCGGTACTAATGGCTACTGGGGCTGAGGGTCTTTTTGCGTTATTGGGAAAAGTGGGTTTTATCGGCCCTCTTTTCGCTCTTTCTGTAGGTGGAATTGCTTGGATCGGAATGGCAGTTCAAGATTTACAAACACGAATGGACGCTATGGAGAAGGCTCCCTGGGTAGAAATGTCAAATGATATTGCTTCCCTTAAGACGGATATCCGTGTGACAAAAGGTTGGGTGGAACGTTTGGTATTTAATTTACTTGACAATCCTGACTATATGTAGTATGATAATCATACATTCGATCAACATCTGATTTAGAGGAATAGTCCTCTACGGAATGGAGTAAATAACAATGCCTATTTCTAATTTTCCACAAGGTTTCACACATGGAGTAGCAATCCAAGGTGTTCCACACGTATATCCATACGGGGGGAATGTTTTTTGGGTTGATTCAGGCGCCGGGTCTAATGGCAATGACGGCGTGCATACGCGGCCTTTCTCCACGATTGATTACGCTGTGGGCAAGTGTACTGCCAACAACGGTGATCTTATTTGGGTGAAGGAGGGGCATACTGAGACAGTAACTGCTGCGGCTGGGCTAGCTCTCGACGTAGCAGGTATTACCTTAATTGGCTTGGGGCGCGGCAGTGCTAGACCCACGATAAATTTCACTACGGCAGTAGGCGCGGACATGGATGTGGACGCAGCCAATATCTTGATGTCAAATTTCCTATTCACAGGCGGTGTTGATGCGCTGACAGGGCCGATCGATGTGAACGCGGCTGATTTCGCACTCCTTAATTGTGAGACTCGGGATGTAACAGGGCAAACAACTGACTTCATTGTAACGGATGCGAATGCAGATCGTCTCCTGATTGATGGATGGGTCCATCGAGGGGCGGCGGCTGCTGGTGCGGAAACTGCTATTACGATTGTAGGCGGGGATAATGCTGTCATTCGAAACTTCTGGATTGATGGAAATTTTGGGACTGCGGCTATCGAGAATGTTACAACGGCGGCTGTGAATCTCTCTGTTTACGGGGATAATCAGTGTTTCGCGCGCACACGTAATGCGGCGGATGTGATCTTCACAGGCGTAGCTACAACGACCGGAAATGTCGGGCCGAACATCAACGCGCGCTTGCAGGATAATGCTTCAAATATTACCGAAGCTTTTGTGGGGGCGGATATGCAATTCTATAACCCGCTCCGCATCGTCAACGCGGACGGTGAGGCGCACATCGACAGCAACATCACAGCTTCTGCGGATTAATACCGGTTGCTAAGATTAAAAATAGGGAACCCGAGAGGGGAGTCAGGGATAGGCCCCGGCTCCCTTTTCATTTAGGAGAAAACGATGGCAGATACAGTCGATAGTAAAGTTCTTTTTAGTGGAACTCGTCGTTATGTAATTAACCTCACTAATGAAAGTGATGGCAGTGGAGAGGCTGCTGTTGCTAAAGTAGATATTTCGGGTTTAACAGGGCCGAATGGTGGAACAGCTACATATAGTAGTATTGATCGGATTGACTACTCTGTTGGTGGTTTTAACTATGTAACACTTGAATGGAATGCTGATACGCCTGATGAAATTGCAGTTCTTTTTGGAGAGGGTTCGATAGATTGGACTTCTGTAGGCGGAAATACGGATCCACAGACGACTGGGGGCACAGGAGATGTCCAACTAACTACGGATGGTGCTGCGGATGGGGACTCTTATAATATCACTCTTTGGATGCGATTGCGGGATTAATACAATTAAATGGCAACGAGTGGAACAACTACTTTCAACTTAGAGATTCATGAGATTATTGAAGAGGCGTTCGAGCGGTGTGGACTTGAACTTGGGACGGCATATGATCTTCGATCAGCTCGGCGTTCTCTCAATCTTCTTCTTCTTGAGTGGGCCAATACTGGAGTAAATCTTTGGCGTCTTGAAAAGGATTCTCTTTCTTTAATCGATGATGCTCATGAATACTCCTTAGATTCAGATACTATCGATGTACTTGATGCAGTTATTTCTGACAGTAATAATACCGATATTCCTGCCGAACGTATCTCTATCGAAGAGTGGCTTAGTTATCCTAAGAAGGATACAGAAGGGTGGCCGACTCAGTACGCGGTTCAGAAGGGGAGCGATGCATTAAAGATTTTTGTATATCCTGAACCTAACGCCGCGTATACTTTTACATTTTGGAAGATCCAATATATTGAAGACGTAGGAATTTACTCCAATAATCCGAATGTGCCTCGGCGTTTCCTTCCAGCTCTCGTGGCGGGGTTGGCTCATCATCTCGCGCAAAAGAATCCAGCACGGCGAACAAGTGATCCGTCTGGTCAAATGGCGGAGCTTGATGGGGTGGGGCGTGAGCATCGTTTAGAATTAGCTCAAGAATATGAGCGTTTATTCCAACAAGCCCGAGAGGAGGATCGATCACGTTCTTCTCTTTGGCTTCTTCCTAAAGGGAGACGCTGGTAATGGCTGAAATAGAGCGAACAAGAATTCCTGGTGGTGTTCTAGAGACTCCTGAACAATTAGGGATTCAGGCAATGCCCCCAAACTTTAACCCAGAAAAATCCCAACTGATCCCTTTGGCGATATTCGAATCTTTTGTACCGGAGATTTGGAAGACTCAAGTTATGCGGAATTCTCAGTATATTGAGCACCCGGACTTAGGGCCATCCTTAATGTACGGAGGCGCGGCTGTCGGGCATATGGGCGGGCGTCCGGCGCCGAACCCTGACATAGATGAGCGACTTACACCTATCTCAGCCCCCTCAACAAGCCCAGTCCCTTCAACAAGTTTAGGAAGTGGGTCGAACGAGGCTGGCCTGGGGGGTTTGCTCCCCTTCCGTTCAGCGGTTAGAGGCGCCGTGAGGAGTATGTAATGGCTTTTGCATCGGGGAAGCATTCGAAAGCAATGTGTCCACGTTGTGGGTATAAAGTTCTTTATAAAGAGTTGAAACAGGAATGGACTGGCTATCGTGTATGCTCTGACTGTTATGATTCAAAGCATCCTCAACTCACTCCACATAGAAATCTACATGATCCACAAGCTTTAAAAGATCCACGTCCGGATAACGATGTGGATGATGGGGACGCAACTGAGACTCATCCAGATCGAGGCAAGGTTCTTTCTCAAGTTATGACAATCATACACGGAAGTTAAAATGGCCTTAACAACGTATTCAGGATTAAAAACAGCAATACCGAATTGGGTTGAGAATGATGCAACCGAGTTCACGGATATCCTTGATGATATAATTCTTTTAGCAGAAGAGCGATGTTTCCGTGATCTTAAGTTAGATGAATTTCAAAAGTATGCTAGTGGGAAAACGATGACTGCTTCCGACCGGGAAATACCAAAGCCGGCGGATTTTGTTAATACTCTTTATATTGCTATCGTTACTGCTGGGAGTGAAACACATTTGATTAAAAAGAGTGTGGCCTTTTTAGATGAATATTGGCCTCTTCGGACTGCTACTTCAACTCCAGTTTACTATGCTGATAAAGATGATGATACGTGGATTGTTGCTCCAACTCCTAATATAGCGTATGCTTATGAGGCTGCTTATACTTTCAAGCCTACAGGATTATCAGCGAGTAATACTACTTCATGGTTTAGTACAGAAGCTACCGATTTGTTATTTTTTGCATGCTTGGTTGAATCTGAGAAGTTTATGAAGTCTAATATTGAAGACATTCAATTATGGAAAGCTTCCTATTCTGAAACATTAAATAGTTTGAGACAGGATGAAGAATTTAAGCAACGGCGAGATGCATTTCGCCAAGGTGAGAAGGTAGTCTAATGGCAAGTACATATAGTACCCGAGGACGATTAGAAAAACAAGGTAGCGGCGAAAATAGTAGCACTTGGGGCACCAAGCTCAATACGGTAATTGATCTCATCGATGAATGGAGTGGTGGGTATGTTAGTGTTGCAGCAACCGATGGAGGAACTAAAACCCTCTCGGCAAACCTTGGAGCGTCAGACGAATCTCGGCAAAAAGTTATAAACATCACTGGGTCTCTTTCAGGTACATCACTTATCACAGTTCCGGATGAAGAAGGTTTCTGGATTGTTCTTAATAGCACGTCAGGTGGCCAAACAGTTACATTTAAAACTGTAAGTGGTACGGGTGTGAATTTAACGGCAGCAAAGTATACCCTTGTTTATAGCGATGGAACTAATTGTATTGGAATCACATTAGCTAATCTGGCAGGTTTAGTTGATATGGATGGAGGTGAATTGATTCTGGATGCAGATGCGGATACATCTCTTACTGCTGATACTGATGATGTTTTGGATCTTCGCATGAAAGGTGCGGATCTTTATCGTTGGGATGGGGATGCTGCCTCTCCTGTTAATGGGATGAAGTGGACCGCGACTGCCTCGGGCAGTGCTAGTATCATGGAAGCCTATGGTTCAGATACCAATATTGATGCGGAAGTCCGATCCAAAGGGTCTGGGGATGTAGTTCTTGCAGATGATAGCGGCAATGAAATTCTAGTGGCAGCCGATGTAGCAAGTGCTGTAAATGAATTAACAGTTACGAATGCTGCAGCTGGGGATCCATTGTTTATTGGACCGACTGGTGGTGATACTAATATTGATTTCGAACTTCGATCTAAAGGAACGGGAGATGTTATTCTTGCGGATGTTGCCGGGAATGAAATTTTAGTTGCGGCGGATGTTGCTAGTGCAGTAAATGAACTTACTGTGACAAATGCTGCTTCAGGAAGTCCTGTTCTTCTAAATGCTACTGGAGGTGATACAAACATTGGTGTTACAATTACTCCTAAAGGCAGTGGAGTAGTTATCCTCGATGGGCTTACTTTTCCTGCGGCGGATGGTTCAGCTAATCAGATTGTTAAAACGAATGGATCTGGGGTACTTTCTTTTGTAACGGCAAAGGGAAGATCGACACTTATTAGTGAAACAACCATCTCATCCGGTACCTCGGTTGAGCAGATCACAGCCAAATTTAGCGCGACGTATGATTATTATATCATGGAGTGGCTAAAGATCTACCCAACAACAAACGATAAAGATATCCGCCTTCGATTCCTGTCGGGGTCCACTACCTCTATAACAGCCGGCTATGAATATTATGGTCATGCTGTCGAAGCGTCGGGCGGGGCTCCTCGCGCTGAGGCAGGTCAAGCCGCTTATATAGAGCTAAGTGATGAAGGTGTAAGCAATACTGCTGCAAATAACGGTTGTAATGGTACTATGATTATCTACAACCCATATGTTGCAGGCCCGGTTAGTTTCAACTATCACACGGTCAGTGCATATTCAGGAGGTGGTCCTATTACATTCCGAGCGGAAGGTTTTGAGTTCGATGGTACTGTCCGTACGGGGGTTGAATTCTATGCCGAGTCGGGGAATCTAGAAGGCGGTGTGGTCCGTATATGGGGCGTGAATTAAGGAGCTTAATAATATGACATTATCTAGAATCAAATCTGTAGATGGCATTCCTGTAGAGATGTCGGATGAGGAGTATGCTCAAGCTCTTGCTGAAGAGGCTGAGCGGATTGCGGAAGGCGATCTCAAGCGACAGCGTAAATCGGACAATGCCTATCGTCGGCAGAGGGAGCCTGATTATCGTGAGCAGCTTGGTAAGGAAGGGGTTTATAGCACAACTGATCGAACTATTGGCGATGTTCTTGATGCCATTATTACTCAATTGCTTGCTGTTGTACCAGCGGTGGATCGAACCCCAGAATTTAATGAGTTGGTGTCCAAGATTGAAACGATAAAGATCGCACATCCGAAACCATAAGAGGATTTTCCTAAAACGGAGTAGGTGGTAAACGTGCCTAAAAAACTGTTTAAACTTTCGATAGCGCCGGGATTTAATAAAGACGATACGGATTACTCCGCTGGCCCTAGTTGGGTGGACGGGGATAAAGTGCGTTTTCATAGGGGGCGACCTCAAAAAATTCAAGGTTGGACAAACGCTACTGATTATACTTTCGATGGGATCGCGCGTGCTATCGTGGGGTGGCGTGCTACCTCTGATGAGTTTCGCTATATTGCAATTGGTACTGATAAAAAATTATATATTTGGGTGCATGATACTTATACCGATATTACCCCATTACGTACTTCAGGAACATTAGGGGCGAACCCTATCACCACGACGGATACCTCAACTACGGTCAGTATCGAGCATGCCGGCCACGGATTAGTAGTGGGGGACATCGTTATTTTTGATGGAGCTTCCGAAGTCAACAATATTACAGTCGATGGTGAGTATTCAGTTGTTGAAATTACTGATACGAATAACTATACTATTACGGATACTGAGACGGCTGATGGGTCAGGGGCCGGTGGTGGCTCCGCAGTTACGTTCAAGTATCTTATTCACATTGGGCCAGCAGAGGCGACTGCCGGGTTAGGTTATGGGGCGGGGCGTTATAATATTGGTGCATGGAATACGGAACGAGAAGCTACAGCAAGCAATTCAGATATCATTATTGAATTGGGGACATGGACTCTTGATCTTTGGGGGGAGGATTTGATTGCATGCCCACGAGGGGGAGCAAACATTTACAGTTGGGACCTTTCGGCAGGGACAGGAACTCGGGCCGCCTCTATCGCGAATGCCCCAGCTTCGAATTTTATTCAGGTCTCGGTAGAGGATCGGCACTTAATTGCACTGGGGACGACAGTTGCAGGAGAGTCAACAATTAATCCGCTCCATGTGCGCTGGTCCGATCAAGAAGATAATACAGATTGGTCAGCGACAGCAACCAACACAGCGGGCTCTCATCTCTTGACTGATGGGAATCAAATCATAGGCGCGATTCGGGCGGCGGGGCAGAATCTGATTTTCACTGACTCGTCGTTGTTCTCTATGCAATTTATTGGGCCGGATGATACTTTTGGGTTTTCTCAGTTAGGGACGGAGTGCGGGTTGATAGGCCCACATGCGGCGGCCCAGGTGGGGAATGTAGTATTTTGGATGGGGCCGGACAACTTTTATGCGTATGATGGAACGGTGCGGGCTCTTCGTTCAAGTGTATACGATTATGTTTATAAGGGTCTTAATTTCTCTCAGAAAGATCAAGTATTCGCGGGGCAGGTGAGCTCGTGGGAGGAAATTTGGTGGTTCTATTGTTCGTCTAGTGCGACGGAATGTGATAGTTATGTAATTTATAACTATGGAGAAAACATTTGGTACACGGGAACATTGGATCGTTCAGTTTGGCTGGAGACGGGGCAGGTCGATGCAGGGCTACCATTCTCTGCTGATTATAGTGGGCAACTCTATATTCAGGAATCAGGAGTGGATGCGGCGGGGG